CCCACAGAAAATGGTGGGAGAAGAAGGCGATTCTGCCGCTGTTAGCAAGAGCCACGGCCATCTCGGCCAGGCGCTCGGTGTTTTCGGGGGCAGTGGTGACCCGGATGTTGCGGATCACTTCCTCGCTGTAATCCTGCAGGGCTGCCTGCGGGTCGGCACACAGTTTGTCGTAAAAGGTCCGGGAATAATCCGTTCTGATAGAAAAATCCACCCCACTTATGTTCAGTGAGGTGGGAAGCTCATAGGCGGTCATTTTTCATATTTCTCCGTATACTTGTTAACTGCTGCCTGCATTTTCTTTTTTCTCTTTTCAATTTCCGGTGCGATTGCTTCTGCGATCTTGTCCAGAACGATATAAGCAAATACCTGGCCATTACCGAATACAGTTGTTGCGGTAATTGGTTCTTTAAACAGGTCTTTTGATGCTTCGTAGCCAAGCAGATAGTTGATCTTATCTTCGAGCTGTTTATTTAACTCTGCCATTTCTTTTCCGGAAGTAACTTTCTGAATAGAATCTTTGAATTGTTCAAAATATTCTGTCAGCTCCTCTGCACGTGCTGCTACATTGATATCGGTCGGATTCAGTTTGAAAGAAGAAAAAACTTCGTCTTTGTTATTTGTGAATGTAAAAATGAGAATTCCATCATCAATTTTGGTGTTAATTATTTTTGCCATTTAGCATGTCCTCCTTGTATATGTGTTTATTCACTGTCGGCTGTGAATGTACCGGAACTGATATCAAATTTTCCTTTTACACGCTCACCAACGTAGTTCACAGTAAACGGAATCTGATAGCCGGATGTATCGCCGCCATAGGAAGTCGGTACAACGTAGCAGTCCTGCTGGTATGCTTCATACTTGCCTGCCGTGGCTTCTGTCCAGAGATGAACTTCAACTGCTTTTGTTTTGAGGTTGTCGTCTTTGAGACGTCCATCTACAATCTTCTGCAATGCTGTAAACAGATCAGAAGTAGTGTCTGCATAGAACGGATCAGCGTCAGAAGAAACTTCATAGCCGTTGTGTTTAAATGTGGATTCTCCAAGAATGTTTTTAGATGTTTCAGTATCTGGATTGAGTTCTACGTTATACTCTTCCAGGTCCTTTCCAAGACGCTCATATTTCGGCGTCAGTCCTCCACAGAGGGAACCTGCGTCAATATAATGAGCCATGTATTTACGGTCAATTTTGCCTGTAACTGCCATAGAAATGTCCTTTCTGCCTATAACTCTTAAAGGCTGTGTAGGTTAGCGACTATCTCCAATTGATAGCCGGTTAGTTGTTATATTTAAGTGGTGTAATCACCATTTTTCCCAGTCATATTCGTATTTTACTGTGATTGGAAGCAACCAGTCCTGTACGCCGTTCTCCTGCGGTTCTAAACCATAGGAGTTGTCACGTGTGATACGTTTTATCACTCGCCCCTGTGAAAGCTCTGGAAACACATTTAAACGCGTCTCAGAGCCATTTATAATAACTGGTTCCCGGCATATCCATTTACCGAGATTGTCAAGGAACTTCTGAACAGATAGTTTCTGCCTTTCTTTGTCAGATGCTGTACGATATACCACGTAAAATGGGTACTGACATACCTGATGCATCGTTCCGCAAACATCTTCTTTTTCTGAATAGATCAGCGCCCCGTTGTCTGCCGAGAACGCAATTCCGGACTCCTTGCCAAGTTCCTCAAACTTGATTGTTTCATTTTCATATAGTCCCGGATACTGGTTCAGAAGTGCTTTCATGGCATCTGTCAGAATCTCGTATCCGGTTGCATCTTTTCCGATAGGTTTATCCGCCATGTCTGCCACCTCCTGCCTGTGCTTTTACTTTGCGAATCCATGTGCTACCGTATTGTCGTTTAGCGGCATCGAACCACTTTGCTTGTGCCTGTGGGTGAATTTGTTTGGTGTATTCAAGATTTTCCTTTGCGGCTGTCTGACCAGAAAACTGACTAACAAGAACTTTCTTTGCTCCACGTCTTGCGTAGGGACTTCCAGTTGCTTCATCAACCATTCCTTTCCCCTCGTACAGAAAACGCCCATAAGGAGCCGCCGCCGCGCATACTTTCCCAGTTCCTTGCAAAGATGTACTCTCAACTCTTGTCCGATTGATAAAATTTCCGGTAATCATTGGCATAAATGGAACCATGCTGTCCATAACCATTCCGTCAAGGAGATACTGGGCTTCTTGATACTGTCTGGAAAACCTGTCCATATTCAGCTTGATTTTCATATCTCCATCGACTATGGAGAATCCTTTGAAATGATGAATCTTACTCATATTACTTACCCAGAATCTCAAAATGCGGAATCAGCGTATACGGACCGCCTACACTGGTAATCTTGAATACGTTATCCTTATTCTCGTTCATGTACTGATAGAATCCGCTCCGATAATCACCATCAGATACCGTTCCGCCAGTCCACTCACCCTCCCAGAAGAACGATTCGTCTGAGAATGTGATAGTATCTTCCAAAGCGTTGTTAATCTGCTGTTTCCACTCTTTAGGAGGCACATATGGGAGAATCTTACCGTCTTTATCAGTAATGGTTGCATCGCCGTTCTGGACAGTGTATCGAACGTGTAACTGTGCGTTGTCAGTTACATCTGGTCCGTACTTTTTGAGTATCGCTCCCTTATCCGTAATGAGGTCAACGCCGGATAAAACATGAGGATACCAGTACGCATCTCCTGTCGTGGCTGATTCGTAATAATTAAAAATCGTCACCGTTTTTTCGTACATGATACCCTCTCCTTAATTATTCTTTCTGCATTGTCTGCTTAATAACCTGATTCACACCAGTAGCCGACAATCCGTTAAACATACCGACTGCAACCGCCGTGATATAGTCCGATGCCGGGAAATCCGGGATAACTCCCATTCCGACAGCTCCGAGAATTCCGCCAATAACCGCCATGATAACTGGAATCCATTCATCAGAGATTCTTTTTGATGCTTTGCATCCCATTCCTACTATGTAGCAAATCATAACGATTGCTATACATGAGCCTAATGTTGAAATGTCCATTATTTATCACCCCTTAACGCCTGAATAGCATTCATAAAATCAGCTGTATTTTTAGCCATTTTCTCAACATTTTCAGGCTTTTTAAGTTCTTCAATAGTTTCACGGAATGCCTGCTTTACTTCGGGATTTTCTCTGAATATCTTTTTCATATTTTCCCTTGAACATTCAAGGCAAATGTCGGTACTCCAATGTGGCTTAAGTTCTTTTCCACACTGTCTGCATTTCATACTCACACCCCCGCATAAAGAATCGGTATTCCATCATCCGTCCTTACTCCCATCAGAAGCGGCAAAGCCGTCTTTAAGAGTAAGTCGTTCGTTTTCTGTACGTCTCCAGCGGCGGCATACACTGCGCTCCATTCCTTTGCACTTGCTCCGATCTGCTGTGGCGTTGCATAAGAGATGGATTCACTGCCAGATGATACAGATGTTACAATGCCTGTCGTGCTACCACCAGACCCGATTGCAGTTGACGTACCGCTCACAGCGGCATTGGTAGCATTCTTCTCAGCAAGCTCAATCTGATACATTAATTCAGCCAGTGAACAGACCGCCTTTTTAATACGTTTCTGTGAACGCTTATCAGCTGGCAGTCCGTCCACCAAATTATCAAATGTCAATGTATCAATAAAATCGCTGGCTCTGGCTGCCAGACGATCAAAGTCAGCTTTTGGCACGACATTGCCATAATAGGATTCTGTGTAAAAATCATAATCTGCATAAGCCATGCCAGCTACCTCCTAATCGATCATCATTTTGCTGTTACGCTTGCACTTCCGGCGTTCAGTGCTTTGTATGTTCCATCACACTCAACCACTGTAATCTTCTGTCCGGTTGCTGCTGTGATATCGGCTTTTCCATCCCAAGTACTCCAGTTTCTGAGATTCTGTCCATATCCAACAGTTACTGCATCTGCTGCAACTTTGTATTTATATACGTTGTTGGAGTTTTCCTTAGCCGGATTTACAGTGATTTTTGTATCACCAGTTGCTGTTCCTGCCGCAGATGTTACTGTCAGAGTGCCAAGCGTTGGTGTCTCATCAATGGTAATTACTGCGATTGCGTCAATGTACTCCGCAAAAAGAGTAAGTCCCATGATTGCGAATGCTTCGGATACTGCTGTGTGATAATTACCTTGTGTGTGGAATCCGATCAGGTTTGTTTCGCCAGATACAGTGTATACGAGTCCTGCTCTTGCGAAATCGGATTCGTTCGGGTCAACATAGTACAGAACGATATTCTCAACAGGGGTAGCGATAACTGTTCCTCTCGGGATTTCGCTGTCGGATAACAGGAAGATTGTATTGAAGCCCATAAAATCTTTCATGTACTGGAATCCGAACTGGTTCTGAATAGTGATCTCAGCTGCTCCGAGGTATTCATATACGTCAAGAATATTCACAAATCCAACAACGCCAGTCACATTTCTGTGCATCTGCTTGAATTTGTTCTCTACACGGCCTTTAGCCATTGCCAGGGCCATCTGGAATGTTGTTTCTGTGGAAGTAAGTGTACCGGTTTTCAGATAATCATAGAATCTGCCGGTAACATCAGTCTGAAGCTGGAAAAGGAATTCATCATCGGTCATCTGAACAGCGTTCTCGTAACCGTGATCCTTGATTGCTTCGATAGACACAGCCTTTGCGTACTTCTCGATAGTCATTTCCGCATAGTCCTTTTCTTTTACAACGAATTTGCTGTAAGGGATTTCCTCACCCTCACCAACTTTTCCGCTCTGTAAAGTACCCTCTGCGTATTTGGACTTGAGTACAGCACCCGGCTGCTTTTTGATAGGTCTCATGATACCCAGAATATCACGTAAGTGCTGCCAGTTTCTTTCGAATCTGGTAACAAAGTCAATCTCACGTGCTGTGACATGAATATCATTAGTCATAATAAGATTTGTTTTTGCTGGCATAAAAAATCCTTTCTACCCATAATTGTTAAGGTATTGGGTTAGCGGCTATACTCTAACGTATAGTCGGTGTAAAAAATCACTGGAATAACTGGATATTCTGAGCAATTGCAGCCTGTCTCTCAGACGGGTCTTTGATTGCTTCGATATCTTTCTTTGTCATACTTCCCGGTGTCTGCTGCTGTCCAACGTGAGTGGTAAATCTTGCCTGGTTCTGCTGAGCCTGCTGCTGAGATTCATCCACAAAAGCAGACGCGTCAGACTGCTTCATCTGTTCGATCAAGTCGTTCAG